TAGAAGGATCGAGTCTTTCGTTATATTTAAGATAACCACTAGATAAAGCCTCATTTGTTGTTAGATAAGCAGAATTGTAATATCTATCCATCCATTGTTTTGAACCATTCTGTGAACCCTTTAACCAAGAACAAAGCCATGTTCCAGTTTCTCTAAAAAAAGATACCGGCTGAGATATTTCGGGCAATGTATTTTTGTAACTTACAGATAATCCATAAATCCTGTCAGAAGTTAAAGGATGTTCACCAGCTATTGATCCAGATTCTATTAAATTAGAGGAACTCAAAGGAATTCTTTGTGATGCAGGAGAGTATTGAAACTCAGTTTCCCTATCTGATACAAGAACTAATTTTGTACTATTTGAGGTATATCCCAAATAAATTTCATCATATCCATTTTCTTGATTTGAACCACTATATATCTGCCAATATATTCTTCTTATATAAGGATTATCTTCAGCGAAAAATGGTCCCTTTACATAGTCATAATCAGGATTTTGGTAATTTTTAAGACCATTATAATCAGAAATATACACCGCTTCATCATCAATTATGATAGGGTTTTCTGTTGGAAACATGAAAAGAAAGTTTTGTAAATATGGTTTATTAAATATAGTTGAGTCTTTATACAGAGAATCTATTGGATCTATTGGTTTATTATTATATTCAGCAATTTTACTATCAACAATATAATTTTCGTTAGAATTAATTTTATTATAACAATCTAATTTAAAAATCACTTCATTTGGTATTCTAAAAAACTGGTCTTTGAAAGAAACAGAGGATAAAACTAAATTATTATTAGAATTTAATGATAAACATTTTGATGCATTTGATCCATCTAAAAATAAACATATCTCTCCATTATTATTCAAAAAGTATTCAAATCTCTGTTTGTTTATTGGTGGAGTTGCTTTTGTTGTAAAAAATGTACCATTATCCAATTCGGAATTACATTGTAAAACTTGACCGGATTGATTCTCTATATATAATAAATTATTATCTTCTTCATCTATAGTAAATTTTAAAAAATCAACATCAGACAATTTTTTTCTTTCTGTTTTGTTTAAAATTGTTATGTCTTTTTTATTTACTTTTAAATTTAATGGAGTTATAACAAATCCGTCTTTATTGGATAGTGTAGAGTTTATTACAGTTAAATCTGTTGATTCTTCTGGTTTATTTTTATTTTTAAAAATTTCAGAAGATGATAGTAAATCTGTTAAAAACAGACTTGTTTGGTTATTATTTTTATAATCCATACCTTCTAATAAGAAAGCATGACCATTGAAAGTCATACCATTATTAAAAATATATTTTTGATATATTGTTTCATAATGATTTCCTTGTAACTCAAACTTCAAAGGATACCAATAAAATGCAGATGCGGTGTTATATATAGTAATCATTATAAATCCATATTTATTGTTAATTTTTTCTGAATAATTGATTCGTAATCAACATCCGTTGTGTCTTGAAATGGAAAAAATGCATTTATTGAATTAACACTTAAATCTTGGTCTTTTAGAACATTTATACTAACAAGACCAAATTCATTTTTTGGTCCTCTACATATATGTGAAATATTAAATGTTTTAGTAAATCTGTTATACGACAATTTTAAAGGTTCAACAATAGGTAATAATTTATAATAATCTTTTATATTAAAATTAAAAAAAACTGTGAAGTAATTTTTTACATCTAATATAGATGTATTCATATCAAACTCTTCTACTATATACCCAAGTTTTAATCCGTTTATATTTTGATACTGTTCGATTTTATTTGATACTATATATATTTTCTTATTATTTTCATCAAAATAATAATCAGGAAAAGTTAATCTTCTTGAAGATAGTGATGTAGTAAAGTTATTATCTTGGTTTCTTGGTAAAATCTGATTATTTTCTACCACTATTTGATCAAATATATTTCCTCTAGGTGTTTCAACAAATAAAACATCCTGAATCATATCAAATCTTAAAAAGAAAGTTCCATCCATCAAATCTTGATAAAAAGTTCTTCCAGAAGAATCTTGTTCTGCTAAATCAGATGAAACATTTTTATATTTTAAAAACACTTTAGACAAAGCTTCTTGTGCAGGAAGTATTAAATTGTTAGGTGTTCTTAACCACAATTCTCCTTCCTGTCTATTTTTTTCGTAAAAAGTTAATGAAAAATATTTTCCCATTTCAAATATTTAGTTGATAAGTGTTATAATCCTCTATAAGAATAGCTGATTCTTGTCCTGATTTTGGCCTCCACTCTGCTATTACAGGAAAAACCCACGAAGGGTCTTTTCCCTCAAATATATATAATATTTTATTATCAGGTCCAAATATCTTAGAATTAATAAGATGAAAATTTTTAAAGAATCCAGTTTTAGATCCATCTAGTTTTGGTGCATTTAAAATAACTCTAAATTTATAAACCAGAGGATTCTTTACACCAAACATATAAATTTTAACATTACCATTTATAACTCTTTTAAATGTATCTATTAAATTATATATATGATTTTTTGAAAAATTTCTAGGATCACCTGTTTCTTTTTGTATTGGATATACTAAAGAAGCGGAAGAATTAAAAGACGAAGGTTCTATTTTTTGTGTTTCCGTAACACCATCACCCCAATCATATACTATTTTATAAATTTTTGATTCAAATTTAAATTGACCCTGACCAGTTTCCGTGTCTTGGTTGCTTAATGGTCTTGCATCGAAAGGATTTACAATAAAATTAAGAGGCGCAAATTGATTTATTACAAGTGTTTTATCAGAACTCAATAAATTAAATGTTGTTTCGTAAAATTTTAAATTCATATTATTATCCTAGAGGTGTTTTAACATTTGAACAACATATACTGGTCGCTTCTTCCCATGTTTTTGTTTGTACATAATTTGTTGGAAATTTACTTTCTAATTCTTTGAAAGAAATTGGATTTGTATTACAAATTCTTATGATTGGTTTTTTTATATTATATGTTGACATTGCCTTCCAAGACCAACAAAAAGGTGATTTACACTTTTCTAAATTTCTTCCAATATCACTTTCTGTTGATATAACTTCTATATCCAAAAATGTTTTAAGTTTTAATAATGCATCATAGATTTTTTGAAGTTCTTTATTTATAACCGATGGCGTATGTAGTTCATTTACACCAACAGCTATTTGATTATTCTCTATTTCCTGACCTAAATTTGGTCTTGTATTAGACTTTATTGGATATGCTCTAAAGTAAGAAATTTCTCCTGCTGGAGTAAATTCTTTTGTTAATTCTAATTTTGATTCCAATGAGTTTCTAAAATTTATAATATTTTGACAAATTCTTGACAAAGATCTATTTAAAACAATATCTTGAACCATCTCATCTTTTTTAATTAAAATTTGATTTAAACTCCAATAATTTAAATCTAAACCGTCACCTGTTTTTAATATATCAGTAATTTCTTGACATTTTATAACAGCATTATTATGGGCTAATAATATGTTTCTATTTTTCCCTTTTTTACCTGCAACATACTTAGCATTAGGAATTTCTAAAAAATCCATATATAAACCAAGTGCTGTATATTTAAAAACTGCACCAAATTCTTCCGTTGTAGAGTTCTCTGTTATTATATAGAAGAATTCACCAGCTTCATCGAAAAATATTTTTTTAGGTATTAGGTTTTGTATATTTTGTATATTGAAAGTGGATTTGGGTGTTTTAGATTTATGACTGAAAACATATACATTTTTCTCTGTTAAAACGTATAAAAACCTAGTAACAGGATGAACTGTTATTGAAATGGGGATATCTGTTTTAAAAATACCAGGATTACATGTATAAACCCATTCTAAATTTTCGCTATATACTTTTACACATTGATTATTATAATCTAAAACATAAATCATTTTATTATTATAAATTAATTGTATTGGATTATTAAATGTAAATGGATCTGTTTCATCTCCATATGATCCTATATTTAAAGTAAACGATAATATAGGATTATAAGATTCGTATAAACTATTAGTAGAATCAAAATCCATATCTATTCTATAAACTTTATTTTGAATAGAATCTAATAAAAATATTTTTTTACCATCATCACTTATATCAAATGAAATTATTTCGGTTAACGTATTTGATATTTCATCTTGGTTATCAAAATTTATTCTTTGTATTTTATTAGAATTTTTAAAAATTCTAAACCCTTTATCATCTAAAACAAATATTAAAGATTCGGTTTCTGCTATATCTTTGATATTTAAAAACCCATTATATTGCCTACCTAAAGCCTTCACAATACTTCTACCAGTAAATTGGTCTGGATATTTATAATACTCTGAATTACCTGATTTATTATTGTAATCTAATGTATGCCATCTTATTCCAGATGATAGAAGAGATGCATTTAAACCCAACCACCCATAATATAATGATGGAGTTTTTGTATTTAAAATTCTCGTGTTAGATTTTAAATACTCTAAACATTCATGTAATTTTTTTAAAAAATCATTATATATAGAACTTACACCAAATTCATTAGGATTTATCCTTATTTGATCAAATGTATAAGGAAGTTGTAATATATTCTCACCCAAGAGTCTTATATTTTCTTGATTAAATTTAGGCCATTCTTTGTATACACGAATAGGAAATTCTAGATAATACATTTTTTTTGTATCATTATTATATGTTATTTCATAACTTATATAATAAGTACCTTGCTCAAGGTATTTATATGTAACATTATCTAGAGTAGGACTATTTGGGTCAAGATCTAATATTATTTCACCAGAAACATTCTGTTCTGGATTTTCTCCAGTAAACAATTGAATTTTTTTTATATTATTTAATGTATCAATGTTTGTAGGTACTTCAAATTTAAAAAATATGGATTTACCCACAATCGTATAATATGATGAGATATACAATCTTGGTTGAGAAGAATTTGATCCTGTTCCAATATTCATTTATTATAATTAGTGTAAAATTATAAATAAAGAGGCATTTTATATATAGTTCCATTAACATCAACATCTATCCAAGAAACAGGATTTGTTGTGTTAATAGGTGCGGAAGATTCAAATTTATATTTTATTTTTCCATCTGTATGAATATCTCCTGTTGCAGATATTTGATTAACAAACATATTTTGTGTTGTTATATTATCTGATATTATGTTAGATGTTAAAAATTCAGTTACACTAGCAGAAAGACCATTTAAAATGTTTAAATTTGTAATTGTAGTTATAGCACTAGTGTTTCCTATAAATGTGTCTGTGTTTAATAATGAATCAGTGTTTATATAAACAGAGTTACCTTTAATATATAATTCATTTTCATTATTGCCCAAAAATAAATGACCAGAAAAATCTTCATTATTTATATATGTATTTTTTTCTGTTCCATCATTTTCGTTATTAATTTGTAAGATAACTCCTTCTATTTTTGTAGAAGACTGATCTCCACCTAGATTTATATTTCCACCCGATAATGTTGTGATATTAATATTATTATTAGAATTTAAATTTAAATTAGAACTTTTTATATTAAATAGGAAGTCATCGTTCCCTAAATTTATTACGTCATCAATCAAGTTTATATTTTGAGCCTCAACTATTTGTAATATTTTATATTCAAAACTTGTTATTTGTGGATTTAAACTATTAACTTGTAATGCACTAACAACAACATTATTATTGAATAAAATATCTTGTATTGTTCCTGTTAATGAATCATAATCTGTAAAATTTACATATATATAATCACTAGTTAATAAAGAATTTACAGAAAAAATATTTGAATTTATTTCGGTTTTATTAAAACTATTTCCTATATACACATTACCCACATTTTCGTTTGTATTAATATATGTATTATTAAAACCACCAGAATTTATGTTTATTTCGCCATCTATAAAATTAGCACCACTTATTAAATTTGTTCCTATAATAACATTAGTAGAATTTTCATTTCCGATTGAAATATTATATAAATCTTCTGTGTTTGTATTTAAATAAATATTTCCAGATGAAGAAATTTCTTTTGTGAACAGATACCCATTTATAAAAACCTCTGATTCAGAATTACCTATCACAGTACTAACACCCGAATACAAAGTATTTAAAGTTATATTACCATTTATGTTAATATTTGAAGATGAATTTCCAAAATTTATCAAAGAATAATCTTTAGTACCTAAATTAACAAAGTCATTAACGTATAGATAATTCGTTTGTAAATTATTTGAACTAGCTGTTTCTATAAAAGAATTTGGTGAATATATTATTGAATTTGAACTAATATTTCCATTTACAGTAAATGCTTCATTTGGTTTTATTGTTTTTACTCCGACATTTCCGGCCCTGACAGATTCACCATCAATATGTAAAGATATATCTGTTCCATCATAAAACTGAGCTATAGGGAAATCAAAAGGTTGTTGGACTGTTAAAACAACACCAGAAGCACCGCTTAAAAGCATGGATGAAGTTTTTATTACATCTGTTGATATAAAAAAAACACCACTTAATGCACTTAATGAACCATTTACCAAAACATTTCCATCAACATATAATTTATGTCCGGTATTTTCAAATATTTGACCAACATTTAAAAAATTTTGAATAATAGCTGAATTTGCTACAGTTAAAGAATTTATTGAAGATTCTTGATTTTCTATATCAACATAGTTGAAAACTTCTTTTAATGTAGTTGCTCTTGTTTCAAATCCGGTATTTTCATCTCCTATTACAATCGGAAAAAGATTGCTTGATAGAAGAGGTTGAACTGTTTGGTCTAAATGTCTAATTTCTATTGGTAAAAAATCACTCATATTGTAAGCAAATAATTGTTTGGTGTTGATAATGCATTATAGGTTGAAATTGTTTCTGTTCCTGATGTAATTGTATTTATCTTAGAAATAAGAATTTCATATTCTGGTTTATCTTCATTTCCGATTGCTACTTGATAAACACTACCCCATAAATCTCTTTCACCAGTATATTCTGAAGAACTATAGTTACTGAATGTGTATGGAGTAATTTTGGTAGAAACCAAGGCAGATGCAGTCAATACTAAAGAACCTACCTCATAATCATCAACAGTTAGGGGAGTAAACGCATCACCAACATTTAGTACAAATAAATCTATATACTCATTAGATGTTGCAGGAACAACAGTAGAAACTGTCCAATATAATGAACTTAATTCATAAACAACGCTTGATTCATTAAACTGTATTAAATTTGGTGCATTTACAGGGTCTACTTCTATTATTTGTTTAACTCTTAATGTTCGTTTTTGATCCAAATCAAATTTAGAAACATCTGGATAAAATCTAAACTTAACAGGTTCATAATCATAAAGTCTAGGATTATAATTTACATAATTTCCTACAAGAAAACCTTCATCATCATACTCCCTAAGATGCGTTTTAGCTGTTATTGGGTAGTTGAAAACACTAATTTCTGTTGAACTTAATTCGTTTATTCCATAATATGTCACACCACCACTTGATGGAAAAAATCTATTAAAGGCTGTAACATAAACAGTCATTCCTCCTTCAGTATACATATCAGAATAACAAGGTAGTTTAAAATCATCAATTAAAATATCATTAGCATTCAGAGAATATTGTTCCGGCCCGTCTATTAATTGTTCATCTAAAAAAACTTGCTCTTCGTTTCCCACAGAAAAAATAATTTCAATTGGATCTTCTGGTTTTATATCTATAAGTTGAGTATCGGTTATAATAATATTAAATTCTTGACAAGATAATCTATTACCATATGTTTTTCCGGTTAAAAAGTATTGATATGTAGTATCGTAACCATCTAAAACTGTAACAAATTTTTCAGTTTTCTTTGACCACGATTCTCCTAAAGTATTAGATCTCCATTTAGGAACCCATATATGTTTAGGTATAGTAAAAATATCAGGATATGTTGTAAATTCTAATTCAGTTGTAATAACTATTTTAGCCTTTGTTTCGAAATCATAAAGATTATTCCAATTTAAAATTGATACATTTTCTGCTTTTAATGTTACATCTGTTTCAAAGTATGCTTCCTTTTGAATATTTTGTTCTAATAATTTATACTCAAAAGATGTTGTTTTATTCGTTGTTGTGTAAAAGCTTAATAAATTTGGGTTTGATACAATATTTATGGAACTAAAATTAGTTATATTAGTTTGATTATCAGAAACTATAATATTTTGACCAGACAACCAAAAATCAGCAATATATACAGTATAACTAGAAGTAAACAAATCTCCATCAATTGTTTCCTGAACATCTACAGAAGATGTATATAAATTATATTTATATAAATTATCTATTTCTTGTAGAAAGAAATAATCACTTTCCGAAAATAATGCTGATGTATAAAAAGATGTACTAGTAATAAATAAAGATGTAGCTAATGGAGATAAATTTTCTACAGAAGATATTGATATTAGTGTTGATGTGAGTGCTGTTAATCTATCAAAATTTAAATATGAACAAAGTAAATCTACATCTGTTTGTGTTAAAATTGCAGAAGTTAATCCATTTATATATTCAAGGTTTTTATATTCGTTTTCCTCATAATAATATGAATTTAAATCTTTAAAAAGTATTGGATTGTATGATCCAGATGAATCTGGAACTAATGTTATAGTTTCATTTATATAGTATGATGAATTTAATGCAGAAGCAGGTGAAACTTTTGTTTCAAAAATCCATTTCAAAGAAGATATAGACGTATTTAATGAGTTTAAATTAGATGCATTAAATGCAAAATAATTTGTACCATTTGGTGGCCTTGTAAATGAATTCAAATTATCATTTGTATTTAACAAAGGAACAGTTTCAAAATTTGGATAATATACTGAAATATTTGTACTAAATATTATAGGATTTGGATACGTATTTATTTGTATTGTTTTATTTCCATTATAAATTTCACCTAAATCATATACTTCAACAGAAACATCAAAAGGTATTGATTCTTCTGTTAATGTATAATCCGTTTCTATCAAAAAATAAACACTGCTTATTAAATTTGAGTTTGAAATTGAATTTTCTTCATATATAGGAAATTCAAAAATTTCATTAAAATAAAAAAAGTCTTCTAAACTATTAATTGTTAATTCTGGAGGAACTATTAGAGCAGTTACCGGGGTAATATCTTCTATATTATTATAAGACCATTTCCAGAAAAGATTTGATCCAGAATTAAGGTCATAAATTTTATTTAAAATAGGAACCTTACAATTTATTTTTAATAGTTTTATTTTATTGTTATTATCTATTTCTTCATGATCAATAAATATTTTATTTTCAATATATAAATCAAAATAATTAGCAGGTATTGTTATTGAATTTATATTTTCATATAAAACAGAAGATAAACTAACAATAAATTCTTTATTAGATACTCCTGTTATTTGTATTTGATTTGTATAATCAAATGGATATTTTTCGTTTTTATTTAAAAAACTAAAAGGACCAATATCAACAGGAGTTACATTTTTTATTACAAAATCGTCGGTATTTTCACCTTGTATATTCCAAACTATTTCACTACCTATTAAATTTAAACCAAACCCAGAACTTTCGCTAGTTAATCTTGCTATCGATAAGGTTACACTAGAAATATTTTGATTTAAAATGGTTATATTTGGAAGTAAAAATGAATTTCTTACAAAATAATTAGATCCAACATCAAAAGTTGTTGCCCAATAAGCATCAAAATCACCTACTTTTGTTAAAACAGATGGTTTTATTGTTAAATTAGTACCACCCGAATCTAAGTCATATCTTATTCTTAGATATGTACCTGAAATAGCTGGAACATATGGAGAATTTATTATATCATACTCTTGTATTACTGTACCATTTTCAGTATTAATTTGACTGTCTGAATAGAGAATAAATGCTTTAATTTTATTTTTATTAAAAGTAGTTCTTTTATTTTCTATACTAAATTTAATATAGTCATTATGACCATAATCTTGTAAAGGAAGTTCTATTATATCATAATCAGAATATATACTTGTATATAAATCTATTTCAGCGAAATGTTCTCTAAAATCTTCACTTGTTAGATTATTAATATTTCTAATAACAGTTGATGATAAATAAAAATTTAAATTATTAACATTTTCATAATTAAAAACATTGGACGAATCTTTATAAGAATTTTTAAATGAATAATAGTATGGAGGATATTTAGTGTGCCAACTTACATAATTATTATGAGTTGAAACTAATATAGGCGAATTTAAATTAATAGAAAAAGAAGATGGACTAGATAATGAGCAAACACTTGACATTATTGTTTCATTATCTGATATGAACGGTGCTTCTGCTATATATCGCAAAGAGATAGACGTATTAGGAATTCCTGATATTGGTGTAAACATATAATCAGGATAATTTAAATCCCTTTTTCCGAAATTTTGATAAATGAAAACTCCTGTATCAAAATTTAATATAGAACTTAAAACACAATTCGCAGAATTTTCTAAAGACAAATTACTATCTAAAGATGATTGAAGTAGTTGAAAGGTTAGTGTTTTGTTTATACTATTTTGGTCTAAAATGTATCCACTAATCAAAGAATTATCTGGATAACTTAAAAAATCATCATATTCTTCACCTATCTCTCTAATAGTGTTATCCGTAGAAAAATAATCTATAAATTTTATAAAATAAGATAATCTACAAGTGTCTGGTCTAATTTTACAACCATTTTTCTCTAATAGACTTCTATAAAAAATTGGATTATAATTATCTGTAAATTTTACAATTTGATTGTTTCCTCTGGTTATGTTTCCAGACAAACTATACATTATATTTGTTATGTTAGAAGAACTAAATGATATAAAATTCTGTGGTGTTTTTGAAATAAATTCACTATGTCCTTGTTTTACCTTTTCACTATAAAAAGGATCTATAAATTGAAAATAATCAGAACTTAGTAAAACTGTTGATGTTTTAAGAACATATGATTTATTTCCATTGTCATTTAAAACCTCACAAGACGTTGGATATAAAAACAATTGAGATGGGTATGAAACTAATCCGAAAAAAATATTCTCAGATGTTTGTAACATAATAGATCCTAAAATATTACCATAATTATTTTTTCTAAATGCAGATGGATTCCAAGAAAATGTTAATATGTTAGATGTTAAATCGGCATTTAGTTCATAATCATTTTGAGTATAAACCAAAGGTTTATTAGAACTAAGACCTATTAAATTTGTATTTAATCCAGCGGGATTGAACGTTATTTTTGTATATGTATTATCTTCGCAATAATAAGGAGAAAAAATAGAATGTATAGGAAGCAAAGAATATCTATAATCAACAACATCTCTATCTATAGTAAACAAATATCGTTCATTTGGCCATGTTCCTGATGTTGTTACGATGTATGGATTCATTTATATTACATTATAATTAGTATTATTAACCTTAAATTATACCCAATCCTTTTTGAAGTTCATAATTTATCATTCTCTCAAATATTCCATTAGTAGAATACCAAGTATTTTGATTAGAATTTACTTTAATTGTTGTTTGTGGATTATCCCAATCCACAAAATTTTCTACCCTATATTTCTCATCTAATTTTATAAATTGTTTATATTTAATTGCTGATAATTTATTAACAATAAATGTATGTTTGTTGTAATCTTTAAATTGTTTTATTTCTATTAATTTTTCATCTAATATATATAAATCCGTTATTGGTACAGAAAGAGCAGATGTCTCTATATAATAAAAAGCAGACGATAAGTTTACACTATAAGAAGAGTTAAAATTTAAAATTGTCTTTGTTTTTAAATCTTCAATATGAATTGACCAATCTTTGAAACTTTCTGTAGAAAATTCATTAAATGATGTTATTGCATAATATATACTAGAAACTAAAGGGACTTCTATTTCATTGACAAATAATTCTGCACTATTGCTATTAACTTTACTATAAAATGCAGTTAATTGTTGAGTGTTAAATGCAGATACGAATCTATTATTTGATATAGAATAATCGTCAGATGTTGGTTTATATTCGTAAAATTCATAATCTACTCTCCATTCCTCCGATAACCCTATAGAAGTAGCTAATTGTGTTATAGAATATATACTTTGGTTATCAATAAAGCCTGTACTTATTTTTCTGTATTTTTTATCTAAATTTTTATATCTTAAAACAATAGGAATACCAGCAGTTACTGTATAGGTTAAGCTATCTATTTTCTTTCCCCTATTTGATTGTTTTTCTTTTCCACAATATGAGCATATACCATATCCATACTCATTAGATTTAAATACATCACCACATCTACACTTTACTCCCATTAATTTAAAAGGAGATATGGATGCATAATCAACAATTCTAGATATTCCTTCAGGAAATCTTAATTTGAAACTTTCGTCTTGAAAATCTATTTTAGACATCATATCATATAAATGTTTTATATCACATGTATCTATATCTGAGGTATTATCAACAAAATTTGCTATTTTTGAAAACGTAGATACACCCAAATCATTTGGTTCATATGGATATGACCCAAAAATAGAACCGATAAATCCTTTTTTATTTGTTCTTGTTAATCTGATTTCGTTCAAATCATCGTATGATTTTTTTATTTCGTCATTTAAATAACTTTCTAATTGTTCGTCTTTGCTAGAAGAATTAATAACGTTATTAAGTTCTTTTTCTAATTCTCTTATTTTTCTATTTGCCTCGGAAGAAACTTCAGAAACAATTTCAGCATCATAAAATTTATTATTATATAAAAAAGGACTTTCTTTTAATGATCTCATAAAACTGAAATCATACATATATTTTCCCATATCAAAATCTTCATTTTTTACAAACAATTTATTACTATTTTTATTTGAGAAAAGTATATTTTTACTTGTTCCTGTTACAGATCCTGTGGCGTTAGTTTCAGTTGAGTATGTGTATTTGTAACACCATTTCCACCCATTTAAATCACCGTTTGCTTTTAATGATTTTGAAAAATTTGAATATTTTATATCATAAGGAACTATTATTTGTCCCTCGGAATCTATGTTATATTCTATATTAGTTGGATTTATATAAAAAAACGATTCTTGTTTTAAATTTGAAGTGTTTAAAACATGAACTTTATTCTCAAGAGAATTTAAGACATATATTCTTTCATTTATATTGTAAGTTATACCATCTATTATTGATTTATTTTTGGTATCATTAGTTTTATTGGTTTTTATTTCAAATTCTTTTAATATGGAATATTTAGAAGATATTTTAGTTATTTTACTATAAGAATGATTAAAATATAAATTTCCCATTTTATCTAAAATCATGTGCTTTAGATAAGGATATATTGGAAGTTTTTTAATTAAATTAAAATTTGTTGTGTTCAAAACTTCTATAAAAGAATTATTTGTGTATATATTTTTTAAATTCTTATCAAGATGACCATGATTAATAACGTATATTTTATTTTCAGGTGAAACTAATATATTTCCTAAAAATATATTATTATATTGTTTTACTAATAATTGAGTTTTTAACTTATTATCATACTTTAATAAAACACTTTTTTTGATTTCATTTTTATATATACCACTAATATATAAATTATTATCTTTATCGGTATCTATACAAATAGGTATGATATTATTTAATTTTAATATACCAATTAAATTTCCATTATCATTAAATTTTAAAATTGTTCCAGCATTAGACAACCCAACAAATAAATTTAAATCTCCATCAACAACCAAATTATCAGGAGTATATTTTATTAAATTTGGTATGTCTAAATTTATTGTTTTTAGATCTATTGTTTTGTAAATTTTACCATCAGAAGTTATTCTATAGATTTTATCCAACTCAACATCTGAAACCCAGGCATGATAAGTTGGAAAATTTAAACAAGCAACAGAATGAAGTCCAGTTAAACTTTTTTTGTTATCATAATTACTAGATATATGAGGATATGTTTTTATATCTGTTTTGATATTCCATAATACGACAGTATCCATGTTTGGATTTTTCTTAACACTTCCCTTTATCGGAATTCTATTTTGTGAAAACAAATCATTATAAGAATCTAGTGTATTGTTATAAAAATATTGAGGAGAATCTATGATAGAATTATTAGTAAAAACATATTGTGCAATATTAACTTCACCATTTGTTGGATTTAATAACCATAAAATTGAATTATAATTGTTAGCTTCAAGATTTGGTTTATTAAAAGTAATAGATGCTGATAAATTAATAGTACTAGCATTTTTTTGTTCGTAGGTAGATTTATAATAACCTCCTGTTAAAAAATTATTAGAATCTTTATATTTTATAAAAGGAACTTCTTTCGGTTTTAAAAAAGAACTGACCGGTAAAAAGTTATTAGAAAAAATAAGATTTAAAGGTATTTCTTCTTCCTTAGATATAGGTATATAATGTGCAAACCCACCATTTCTATCTGCTAATTTTATAGATGCTTCTGTATTATGTGGATCTTTTACTTCAGGGTTTAAGTATCCAACACTTGCAATAAAAGGAATATCTGAACCGTCCCATTGAATAGTTGGTATAGGATTAACTCCATTTCTTGTAAATTTTATAGTTTCTGGTTCTCGCCATAATGTTACATAAGGAACATATGTTTGCGCTGTATTATTTGCATGACTAGGATGAGGACCATCAATATTTGTTTTTGCTTGATTATCTATAACATTAGCACTTCTCAAAGTAGCCCATAAAATAGTATATTGTTCATTATTGATAACTTGATCTTGATTATACCAATCATCAACAAAATAAAACTTTGCTCTACCTCTTGTTCCTACTGTTATACCAGCTTTATATTCCTCTGAATATAGAATTGATACACTTCCATCTGTCATGGGAAGTTCTACTTTTATATTCTTTATTTCTTCACCATATTCATTTACTTTAATCGCATCTATATCCTTTATTACTTTTACTTCTTTTATTACGTCTAATGAATTATTTAAAAATCTCCATTCTGGCCTTAGAAAGGAATATTTTGTAGGTACATCAAGAGGGGGAAGAGATCTTGAAAATTGGGCATATAAATCAATATATCTATCATTACTTGTAATAGAATATGTAACTTCCAATTCAAAAGGAAATCTATTTAAATGTCCTGCGTATGTCGGTGGTGGTACTTTTGAAAACCTTATAGAGTCGTTTATATATTCCTCAACAATTATTATTTCAGAATATTCATATTTTATATTTGCATTTGTATATGCAACCATTTCAACTTTAAAAACACCAGCAGAATCAAAAGTAGCTCCTGACACTATTGATTTATTTGACAATACACCATTACCAAAGTTCCATTGGATATACTTTAAATTTGTTGCATCAATACCAAAAATATCAGAATTAGGAGTGAATGTAAATTTTGTTACTCTTGAATAATTTTTATCACTTTCGTTTCTAACTGTTCTTGTTATTAAAAACTTTTTATCAGGAGTTTTTTTTACATTAATGTTTATATATTCAATTTTATTTAAAGATTTATTTCCTTTTTTATAATAAATGGTAGCTTTTACTTTGTATTTTTTTGCTTCTTTAAAAATCTTTGTAGTTGTGATTGTTTTTACATTATTTTGCGTATTATCCCCCCAAACATAATTTACACTTACAAAAACAGATCCATCGGAAAAATTATCAACTGCAAATGTAAATACAGTATCGTTTATAAAACCTTCATTTGGTAGTAATGAATTTGAAGTTACTGTAACCATATAAAATTAAAATTGTGTTGAATCTATAGTTGATGGTTCTTTATAAATTTCTATCTGAGAATTTATATTTGAAAGACCATTAAACACAGGAAATTTGAATTCATCTAAAAATACATTTTGTGTATAAATTTTCCTATCATTTTGTGGATAATAAAAATTCCATGCTAATAAACTAACACCATCTGTATATGAATTTGTTCTTTTGTTATAAGTTTTTATATCTTCAACATCACCAATAGATAATATAGAAGATACTATTTTATTAATATCAATATATTGACCTAATTTGGAATTTTCTGGAGCAAACTGATCTTTAAAAACACCAGCAATTTGATTTATAATCATAGAATCAGAAAGAGTTGATGATCTAGATTTATAAACTCTCAAAACTGTTGGTGATAAATCATCTAATGATATTGAATTTCCTGCTGCTGGTGGTACAAAGAAATCAAACATAATATATACGGGATCAATTGTAACAAGTTCTGTTGTAACAATTTTCCAAGGTTCAAGTCCACTAATCATTAACTCTTTTTGTGGAGGGTTTAAAAACGATTGATTTATTGTTTTTGGAACAGCACAAATATAAAGATTATTAAAATTACAAGCATTTGAAAATTTAACTTGGTTAAATAAAACATTAAATTCTTTATGAGGATTTTTAAGACCTATATCATAAAGATATTTCATATATTTCAATAGATAATCATTATTATTTAATAATTTAACATCCCTCACAAAAGAAGAATAGTTGTTTTTTATATGAGATTCATAGTCTCTTTTTGTTGCTAATCTATATTGAGATCTAAAAGACTGTGGTGCATTTCTTCTTATCTCATCAACAGATTCTTCTTGTTTAAAGTCCGTTGATGGAAAAGCATTATTTATAAAAACACTTCTAAGTTGAGAATTTTCTAAATAATTTGCATTAACAGAATTTGTGTCATTCAAAACATCACCAAATAAAACAGAATTAAACCTAACAGCAAATTGATTTCCCAATCCACCAGATCCTATAGCAACATCTTCTGGATTTATTCTTAAATAATAAATTAAAACCTCATCTCCGGTGTTTAATTTTTTACCATTAATATCATTACCAAATGTTATTTCATATCTTTTATTTTCATTATACCTTATTTCATAAACAGTTTCATTGGCACTGTGAAGGAATAATTCATTTACAGGAGAATATTTAACCCATTGATTGGAATTTCTTTCTTTTACATAAACATCTATACTATAGTGATCAATAAAAATTAATTCATCCAAACTTAAAAACAAACTTTCGTTATCAAATCCTAATGCAGTATAAACAGGATATTCTTCGTATATACCTTGTTTTAATAAAACTTTATCATTTAATTCTGTTATTGTTTCATCTACACCATTATTAAGTTTTGAAAAAAAGGTATCTTTGGTAAAAGAAAAAACACCAGCACCAATATTTAAGTAACTATATCTAGGAATAGTATAATTATTAACTGGAATAGATGAACCAACAGTCATTCTTATAGGAACAACAGAAGCAGTTTTACCTACTGGTTTATAACCCAGTACTTTAACTATCTTGTTCATGTTTTCATAAAGTTGTGCTTCAGAAAACATACTTTCAGATGATGTTTTGTTTAAATAAAATAAAAGATTACCAAAAACAAGACTTATAACATCTATAACAGCAGAAAGATTAGAACCTTGATAGTTTTGGTCAGTAAAAACTTTACCTTTGTTTAATCTATCAATTATTAATGATTTTAAACTTAAAGCATCAAAGTTTAGGTATGTATTTTTGTCAAAATAGATTTCGTTCATATTTATTATTTAGAATCTTGTACGTTGGATTTTAATACTATATCAGTAGATGTTAGTTTATTTAAACTAGGTATTTCATAAAAAAGTGAAATCCTATAAATGTTTTCATCAAATAAAACATTAACAAGAACTTTTGTTATATTTATTCTTCGTTCTAAAATAGATAATCTATTTAATATATATCTACCAATATAATCACCATTTGTTTCACTCATAGGTTCAAATAAGAATGTT